ATATTCTTTAGTATAAATTTTTAAATTTTTATTGTAAAAAATACCCTTTGATATTCTATCAAAAACGTCTTGCGCTCTACTCATTTATTTTTTATTTATATAGTTTTCGTTATAAATTTTAATTATCTCATCATATTCATCAACAACACCCTCTCGGAACTTGTCATTTTCATACTTTTGCTTCATTATATACTCTTTGATATAATCACCATAGTCTAATTGAATAGAAATATCGATTTTGCTTTCATCAATTGGTTCTTCACTTTTAGAATCTACATCTTCGTTTACTGCTTGTACTATATCATCAATATATTCAATCGAAGCAAAACCACCACTTTCTAAAACAGCTTCAAGTTTTCTTCTTAATTTTCTGTTTGAAATAAGAAGATTATTAGATATTGCTAAATCAATATAATCTTTAGAACCTCTATAATCATCAAGCTTTTCAACATCTTGCTCAGTTATAATTGATAGCTTTTGAAAAACTGGAGAAATATTATTCTCAATAAAGCTTTCCTCACCAGTTTCAGTATCAATTATAAATATACCCTTTTGGTCTTTATAATCATTTCTATCCATTTGAAATATAGATCCAACAAATGTAATATTATCAATAACTTGTCGTATGTGAATATGACCGGTCATAACCTTTTTATAACCCACAAAATCTACCAAATCTATTTTATCAGCATTCCTATTAGCAACTGATGTTAAATGCATCTTAGCACCATTCAAATCAGAATGACAGAATAAATAATCACATCCAGAATGTTCTTTTAAATATTTAATTTGCTCTAATCTATGTTCTATAAAAGGCATCATTAGAATAGATTTATCATTAAAATTTATTTTCTGAGGTATATCATATATAAATACATTTGGAATGTATTTAAATGGTTTTAATGTGTTAATTTCACCAGCACTTTTATTATACATATCATGATTACCCACTAATATGTGCAAAGGCGCTATTTTAGACATCTCCTCCACGATATATAAAGCATAATTAAGATGATGTATAGGTATAATATTTCTATTATCAAATAAATCTCCAAGCTGAACTATTATATCACCAGGTTTTACTCTTTCTTTTAATAGTGGAATCAAAAATGATTCGAAATATTGTTTATGCGTTTTAAACCATTTATCTGCATTGTTTGGAAAACCTAATGATAAATGAACATCACCGATTAAATATATTTTGTTACTCATATGTATAAGGACATAGTTTTTAATATATATTAAAAATTAATTTTTAGTTTATGTATTTAGAAACAGACTATATCACCACAGAAGAATTAGATGAAATACGATTAATAAGCATTCACTTTAATAAATAGTAAAAATTGATTTTTTTTATATAATATATAGTACATAGAGAAAATTACATGATTAATATATAATCTATAAAAAATAATAAAAACATTATGCCATTACCTCACTTTACGCAATTACAAGGTGTTGGATCTCCAGGTGGACCAGGTACTTTACCAGATGAAGTAGTATATTTAAATCTCTTTGAAGTAACTTTTATACTACCAGTTATTCTACAAGCACAAGGTAGAGATCCAATCCTACTTTTGCAAAATGCTACTAAAATATCATTAAACCTAACAGAGTTTGAAGGTGTTGACACTAAACAACAGAGATTTAAATACTCTACAAGAGAGTTTGTAACAACTCCAACCAAAACTTCTGGAAAGATTTCTATTCCTGTTCAGGTAAGTGTGAATCAACAAGGTTCTATGGAAAACTGGAACACTATGAAGGCTTGGTATGATTTAGTATTTAACTCTCAAAATGGTGCATTACACTATAAGAGTGATATTATTGGAACAATCATTGTTAATCAACACGATAAAAAAGGTGTTGTATTAAGAAGAGTTACTTTCCAAAACTGTCAAATAACAAAACTTTCAGGTTACGAGCTTAACTGGGGGTCTAATGAGATTCTTCAAGAAGCAGTTGCAGACTTTACTTACGATTACTTTATCGATGAGTACATTGATAGCAACTTTACAATCGGACCACCTTTGGTATCAGGTTACTAAAAAAAACAAAAAGCTGAATATAATTATTCAGCTTTTTTCTTTTTATATTCTTCTAAATCTCTATGATCCCAATAACGATAAAATGAATGTACATTATTTAATCTAACCTCAGAACCATCATAAATAACAGCAATTTCATATAAATTTGAATTATGTTCTTTTAAAAAACTTGCTATTTTATTCGCAGTACTGCCAGAAAAATAAGAGTCATCTAAGTAAACAAATTCCTTGTTATCTAAATCAAAATCAACCGGGTACCATGAATTAACACCTAAACCATTAGTAAGCATCTTACCATTGAATATTACTAATCCTTTGCAAGTAAATTTCTTGTCTTGATAAAGCTTATATAACATATCACCAAATCCACCAGAAGATGATATCCAATCGTTTTCATAACCTTTTACAAGTTCTAAAACTATCTCATCATCTTTAATAGCATCATCTAACGCATCAAAAAATGGTCGACCTTTACGATGTCCTATATTTGCAATAATATTGCTTATTTTAGACCTAATTGATTCAATTGGAGCTTGAAAATTTTCAAATAGTTTTAAATATCTCATTAATTATATATTAAGTTATAAAAACAAAACCCACAAATCTGTGGGTTAGTTTATTTTTGGTACGTTAAAATTATTTGTCATACTTTGTGCATTTTTCATAATTGATGAGGTATCAGGCATAGAAGCTTGTTGACTTTCTTCTTCTTTCTTTCTATTAGAATCTTCCTCTTCTAAAATTTCATTAACCAATTTAATATTTTCTTCAAACATCCAAAAAGGCCATATATCCATTGATACTTCTTGTGTATGAAAATGCTTTTGTAATAGCATTTTATTTTTTAATATATGCTTCAAAGGCATTACGAATAACGAAAATACCTGACGCTCCGTTGGGAAACTCCATGTCTGCGGTAACCTCCTCGCCGCAGTCACATCTCTTAGCTAATTTTTCAATACCGAATGTCATTTTACTAACAGCAGCATTCAAGAATTGAAATGAAATATCATCAATTACTTGGAATTCTTTTAATTTAGCCTGAATACCATCATAAGTGATACTCGTTCTACCATTTAATAAAAATGGAATAATTTTTAAGAAAGCTAAATTTGGGTTAACTTTATTATTATTCTCACGGATAATGTAATCAGTGAAAGCTTTTTGTAACCCAATGTTTGGCGGTGTTAATTCATACTCAGTACCATTAACAACTTGAAATTTAAATGAATTACTAACAGTTGAATAGTAATCATCTAATATAGGATCGATTTGATGGAATCTAAAATTTTCTCGTTTTAGCTCAATAGAGTTCTCATTACCACAAGAACATTTAACATTTACAGATAGAGAATTTCCATTTTGGAATGTTAACTCTCTAATTAAGAATATTAAATAGATTCTATCTTGGTCTTTAACATCTAAATAAGATGCTACTCTACCATCAGAATATTTAACTCTAACACATGCTTGTAGCATATCATTCATCTTTTCAATAACATCATAGAAATTTGTGTCATCTACCATTGAATATGATTGTATCTCAATTACTTGAGCAGCTCTTATCATAAACATAGTTCCAATAGGATAAAATTTACCACAAGGGAAATTCTTTACATCAAATGCCAAATATTGCAAATCTGATGTTCTATTACTTTCAACAACAGTAGAATCTACTAACTCAGCAAAAGTTGCTGTTGATTTAGCTGAATCCACATCACCTAAATGTGCTTTTAAGTAATCTTCTTCCGTCATTTTATTTTTATCACTCATAATTAGTTTTTCATTTTTTATTATATATTGATCTTATTTACGTCTCCTACTCTTATTATAATCATAAAAAACCACTCAAAATGAAAAATATTGTATTAAAAAAGCCTCCATTAGGAGGCTTAAAAAAATTATAATTATATATTTTATTGATAGTTTATAAAACCACCAGATTCAATAGCACCAGTTCTTAATATAGTAACATTATTAACAATTATACCCATACCTTTAATCGGCTCAACATAAGTGTCAAGAACACCAATTTGGTTATCAATAACATCAGCAGTATTATTTTCATCATCCATTTTATTGAAATAATTATATAATCCGTTTTTATTAACATAAGTTTCACAAATAACGTCTGCTCTTAGTTTAATTTCAGCTCTAACATCAGGTGTATTAAACTTCCATTGGTAGTCTAATAACATCGCAGCTAACTCTCTTTCAAGTTCAATCAATACCTCTCTTACGTGAATAACAGATAATGCTGATTTGTATAGTGTTAATGCTGTGTTCTCAGTCTCAATAACATATCCTCTGTTTCTCTTCAAAACAATTGGATTAATTTGAGCTTTATTCAAGAACTCAATATCACTCGGATCAAACTCGTGTTCGATACTTGGAATATTAGTCACTTTACCATTCGTAACACCAGCAGCGATTGTCCAAGGAGTAACAGAGCTTACAATAGAAATGTGTTTTCTAATATAAGTTGTAGCTACGTGAGCAGCAGGTGGCATATCTAATGGTCTACCATTATCATTTACTCTTACATAAGGAGTGAAATAACCAACACAAGTATTACCTGGACCATCAGCAAATGAGTACAAGAACGCTGGATTGCTTTCTGGGTCACCACCTTTAGCGATAAACTCAGCTTGTAAAACTCCTTCTGCATTAACAAAACTTGGCGAAGTAGAATTTTTAAATGACTTCAATGAAGGCATATTAATAAATCCAAACGCATCTAATCTTTCACCACAGATGTCTGCAAGTTGTTGTTTAGATCTTTCTGTTAATCCTAATCCAAATGCATCAACTAAATATCTGAAGTTGAATGCTTCTTTATTTGTTAAAGCTTTGAACAAAGGTGTACCTTTAGCCACAAGATTTAACACTTGGTTTTGTTTTTCCTCAGTACCATCAGGTAATGAAGCTTGTCTCACTCTGAATCCTTTCAATGCAATACCTTTATAAGTTGTTGCATATTGATCAACTGTTGAGTATCTTGTTGTCTGATAATCAGTACCAGTTTCACTAACGAATCCTGTTTTTTTGATTTTCGCATCACAAGTAATTTCAGTTAATGCTGTATTTCCAGCATATTGTCTCTTGCTTAATATTCTTGTAACATTCTTTTGAACTGTTTGACCAAGTGCTAATTCAACACCAGTATTATCAGCTAATAAGAAGTCACCAACCTTAACCTCTGTGTATCTTGAACCATTAACAAGAATCTTGTTAGGAACCTCAACATATCCAGCAGGAAGTTCAATTTCAATTGTTTGTTTGAAGTTATTAATTTCAGACTGAACATTGAATGTATAATTTGTATCAGTATCAATATCATTGATTGATTGCATAGTTGAATCAGTAAATTCTACTTCTAAACCGTTATCAAGATTCAATAACATTTTCAAATAGTGCTTATCAGTTACATTATAAACCATTGTCAAATCAAGAACCTCTTCAAATGTTACATTCTCAGATACTTGGTAAGCAAAATGGTGGCTTCCTGTAAACCCTAACGCTACTGCTAATTGATGAGCAGAATCAGAAACTACAACACTGTTTGATACAATTGTAAATGTACCTTTATTATCTTGCGATGTTGGAAATTTTAAAACTTCCGCAACATTCAAGTCTAATGCATTAGCCGCCGCAGTAGCACCAATTGTAGGTGTTTCAAAAACTATATAGTTATATCCTGCATAATCACTATTATCACCAGTTACATTCATACTTGTTGGATTTGGAGAAGCTTCACCATTAACAAATGTTAAGTTAACAGTTGCAGCAACACCAGAGTTTAATAAAACTCCTGGGTTAATACCATCAGCCGCAGTATAAAGTCTATTATCGTAGAAGTAATCTCCACTGTTGATTAATCCATTGAAATACTTTTGATAGAATTCTGAATACTTACCAACAACACCAGTTGTTGCAGATGCAGATTCGTCTTGTGTACGAACACCCTCAGTACCTAAGATAAACTCATTATCCACTTTGTAGAAAGTAAGTCCACCACTTAAAGCACCAGCTAAGTAAGAAACATCTGATAAACCAGTTTTCAATACAAATGATTTGTTTTGTGATGCTGTTCTAACAATATTAGATACAGTCATAGTAGCTAAACTCTTTTTAATTGCTCTACCATTTCCATCAACACCAACAACCATAACAACTTTATCTTTATTAACACTATCAATAAATGATATAATTGTGTTAAACATTTTAATCTTTCTAAATTGTTTGTAGTTTCTTGTATTAGCTTCAGTACTTGTACCGAAGAATTCAACTTTAATATCACCTTGTGTAAATCCAGTTGTATTACTTAAATCTGTAATATAGTAGTCTGCTGTATTAGAGTTTGTACCATAAATTAAATCATTATAAGAACCTGATTGTAAGTAAACACCATCTGTATAACCAGGAGTCACAACATCAGAAACGTTAGTTACAGTTACATTACTAAATGTAATACCAACAAATCCTGAATTTCTTACATCAAGTGTAACATATCCTAAAACAAGGTCACTCGTAGCAACATTAGGATTAGTACCAGCAACAAGGCCTTCAACATGTGAAATTTCACCATCAGCACCTAAAACAAATGCAGTTGTAAAGCTTGCAGTTGCAGCACTGAATGGATAATCTGCTGATTTTAATAATGTTGATACTGTACCAGATACAACAGGCACATATTGACTGTTAATAACAGCAAATGCATTATCTTGAGCAACATAGTTAATAGTAACAGTTGAAGCTGTACCAGAACCTACGATACTTGATGTACCAATGTTACCAACTAAGTTTACATTTAAGATAGCACCATCTGTAAACCAAGCACTTCTGTTTTTACCGTTATAAACGATACCATCAGTTTTTGGATTACCATAAGCGTGTCCAACTTGGTCGCTATAAGATGCAGTACCAAATAATGCTACTACGTTTCCAGGTAAGTCAAGTGGAGTTGATTTAAACTCAACAGACTCAATAATTTGTTCTTTATAAGATAAGAAATCGATGCTTTCTTTATCAGATCCTACTAAAGTACCACCAACTAAATCAATTAATCCAGTATAGAAATCTTCTTCTACTAAATCAGCGTTGAAAGCACAATATAATCCACTTGAATCTGTTTCTCTATTAATAACAGTTTCAATAAAGATATTTCTACCATTTGAATCTCTAAAATATGGAATCATAGATACACCTTCGTAGTATCCTAATAAAGTCATATTTCTATCATTAGCAAAATTTCTAAGTTGTCCTTTAATTAAACCATCAGCATTAAAATATTGTCCCCATCTGTTATCAACAGCAAGTTCTTTATAATTTGTCCAATCACCACCAACAACAACAACATCAACCATATAGTCAGATGCAAAATCTGTTGCACTAACGTAAGGTGGCATTTTTTCGATAGAACCATACCATTCAAGTAATGTTCTATCAAACCCAAGTACTTGAGTTTTTACTACAAATACCGTAATAAATTTATCTGATAAGTTAGTAAAGCTTAACGCTCTATCAGCATATCCTGAATCATCTTTAGTTAAATTAATGAAAGCCTCAGTATCTCTTTTCCAGAAACCAGTAGTATCAAAAAATCTTCTATAAGGTCCTTCACGCTTAACATCATTTGATTTCAAAGCTGAGGAAGATAATGACTTATATTCAATAACATCTAAATTATCATCAGTTAGCAATAAATTCATCGCATATACAGGTGTTGTTTCTAGCATTTTTGAAACAGTTCTGTGGAAAAAAGATCCCTTTCTCTCTAAGTTTCTATCCAATTGACCAAACACTGCTTCTAAGTCAGCTACAGTTGTTAATCTAATTGGTGTGTTAACTGGACCTTTTTTCGATACACCGATAACAAGGTTTGTAATACCTTCTACACCAGGTGCGGAGAATAAAGACTTGTCAGTTTCCTCGATGAAGATACCAGGTCTATTGTATTTTCCAATTTGAATTGCCATATTTTTATTTAATTTTTTATAATGTATATATAAAAAGAAAAAACCATATTTTTTCTATTTTTTATCTTTATGAGGATATTTTAGAAATATAATCTTTCATCTCACCACCCATTTTAGTCATTTTATCATTGTGTTCCTTAAAGCTTGTTTGTAGTTCATTTTGAACCTTTTGTATATCTCTAACACGCTGACCCATTCTATTATTGATTTCTGTTATCTTAGCACCGATAGATTTTCTCATAGCATCATCAGTCGCACCTCTAAGTTCTTGTTGAAAATCATCTAACTTAACCTTATCATCAACATTTTGTTGTGACATATTATCCAAATCAGATTTTAGCTTAGCCAAATGCACATACTCTACCAAAAATGGATTTCTATCGATGCCATTTTGAATATCTTGTTTACCTAAAATATTTTGTAAGCCAGCTTCTATCTTCTCAGGTTCTTTAACCTCAGCATATAGTTTGTCAATTATAAGTTTTTTAGTCTTATACTCAGTAAGCTGTTTTTGAATAGTGGTCATCTTTTCTTTTGCTACTTTAACATCCGGCAAATCTGTTGCACTGACATCAAAATCAGCATATTCTAAGAACCTCTTTAAATGTTTCATTATCTAACTTTTGATTTATATTCATTATAGACTCTACCATCTTTAGAATCACCACTGCTTGTTACAATACTACTTGTCACACTAAACACACTCGATGTTCCTGATTCAAATAAAGTATAAAGCTTTTCAATTTTACCAAAATCTATGATAGCAGGTGCAGTACTATTATCAGTATTATAATCTGCTATATTAAGGGCATTCACTTTAAATACATCATCTTTTTGGATAATTGTATTCTTTGGAATACTTGCATAGAATACTGACTCAGCACTACTAAAGTTTAATCCAGTTAATTCACCAGCATTGATTTCATATCCTGGATTTTCATTTGTTCTATTTGATAAACATTTCTTTAAATGGTAGAAATTTTCAGAATATTTAAAATATAGATTATTATTATCCTTAGATTGGAATAACATATAGATAGTCTTTGATGCCGATGCACCAGTAATAGTTATAGAGTGAATACTTCTTGGTGTATAGTCTATCTTTTTAACAGCTTTAAACTCTAAAATAGGACTATCTTTAGTTTTATCAGCCATCTCACCAATAGCCTTCTTATCACCTTTAAATCCTAATGATTCATCTTTAACATCAACACCAAAATATTCTTTTATAAATTTAGCTTGTGCACCGGTGCGATATAATTTATCACCATCCATCATTTCATTAATGAATTTTAATAAAGTTTTACCACCACCTTCTTTACGCTCTAATATTAACATTGATTCACTAACATTAACTCTAGCATCAGGCTTACCACCATTCTCACCAACTGTTTGAATAACAGTATCTTTATCAAAAATTACTTGATAATCAGGATTAGCAATAATTGCACTAACAGCTTCTTCCCACTTAGCAAATATTTTATTATTTCTCCAAGGGCCATAACCAGGCTCAGAGCCATTAGAAGGTGGTGTACCAGTTCCAATAAAATCATACTCTCTCAAAGTCATTTGAGAGACTTTACCTTTTGATCTTCCAGATGGAATATAAGGCCAAGTGTGTAGTTTATAAGCTCTATTAAATAATCTTACTATTTCCATAATAGGATCCATACCGTTTATTACTATACTCTTTTTATTAGAATTTCTACTTAATTCAACAATTTCTTTATCTAAGGCTTTTCTCTCATCATCAACCGCTAACCATTTTTCCAAATAATCATCAGGCAAATGTTTCTGAAATAATTTATGTTTTGTATCACCAACAGCTTCATTTATGAATGAGATATATTTAAACACTTCATTTTTTGTCTGTGGTTTAGATTCTTGCTTTTTAGGCTCAGAGTGAGTTAATACTTCATTCATAGTAGAGACAAAACCTTTAATATCATTAACAAATTCTGCAATACTTGGATGATTTAAACCCTTACCCTTTAATTGCTTATAAACAAGTGCAATCTTTTTTGCAAAATTATCAGTATCCGATAAAATAACATCCATATTTTCATTAACAGCCATTTGACGCTTTACAGAAGAATATATTTTAGCTACTCTTTGTTTATGTCTATCAAAAACAACACGGTCTTTTGATGTACTACTAAATAGTGATTTAAAACTATTAACATAGTCTTTATCTTTTTGTAATAAATAATTAATTAATGGTCTTAAAACAGATTTTAATTTCTCAAAATCAAATACATCACCAGTAC